TCCGTGAAACCCAATCCCATTTCATTAAAAGTCGCTTCCGCCGTAACAGGATCAGCCCATTGGCGAGTGGCCCGTTTGGGCACGAGTTTCCACCCCGGCACTGGCGCGTTATTTTCCAGCATCGTCTGGGCCAGTTCACGAACGCCTTTAGCCCATTCTTCCGCAAGTATCGCCATCGCCAAAGCATGTTGCATTTTCTCCGGGTCAATCGCCTTCACTTTAGTCGCAACGGCGCGCTCAAGTTTACCTGTAAGCAACGGACAGACAGGCTTAGCCGAACACCAACGGCAATGATCACCAGCGGCAAACGGCGCGTCGGGCTTGAAAGATTGCTGCACAGCATCATACAGCGTGCGCTCAAACGCTTTTATGCGACCGGGCGTCGTCACCCAGCGCTTTACATACGGCGGCTGCACGATGATTAGTTCGATCTCGTCGACGTTCTCGAACACCCAGCGCAGTTCTGGCGTGCGCATACCGGCCGCCGTGTAGAACATAAGCTGTTCGTTCTCTTCTGCGTCGACAGCAACGCCGTCTCCAAACTTCCAGTCTAGCAGTATCGCGCGATTGCGTATGCGGCCAGCGAGATCGCAACTACCAAAAACTCCGGCAAGGAAGCCTCCAAAGTGAACGTTAACCTCTGTGGCAAACTCCAACTCGTTATTAGGGTCGATTTCATTCAACGCGTCAAGCGCTAGGATAATCTTCTCATTATCCGTGTAGTCGTCGACCTTCGCGCCGTGCGACAAGATCATGTGCATGGCGTCGTGCAGACGCGAACCTTCTTCCGCGTAACTGCTTGTCGGTTTAGGGGGTAATTCCGCCACTAACTTACGAGAGCCAGGGCATTTAATTAGACGCTTTGCGGACGAGCCGCCGACGATATTACTGTGTGTCATTACCTTACCTTTCAGTGATTCGACACTAGACTTTTCTTTACGGGTATGTCAAGAGACTTTTTATGCTAGAGAAAGACATCGAAAAATATTTCATGCGCCGCGTCGCACAGATCGGCGGTCGAGCCTATAAGTTCGTATCGCCATCGAATCGCGGCGTCAGCGACCGCGTGGTCTGTCTACCTGACGGCACGACGCACTTCATAGAACTGAAGCGCCCCGGCGGCAAACTCAGCGAACTACAGCGACGATTTGCAATCGAGATGATGACGCTCAGTCAGAACTACGATTGTCTCTGGTCTAAAGAAGAAGTTGACAAATGGATCTCCGACCATACCAGCACGACGCCGCCGATTTCCTTTTCAGTCGTGACCGGGCCATGATCCTTGCGCCAGTCGGCGCGGGCAAAACAGCGATCACATTAACCGCGATGACCGAGATGATTATTCATGGTCATTGCGACCGCTGGCTTGTGTTAGCGCCGAAGCGCGTTTGCACCGATGTGTGGCCGGTCGAGGGGCGCAAATGGGCTCCTGAATTTAACATCACCGTCGCAGTCGGCACGCCCGCGCAACGTAAAAAAGCGTTCGAATCCGACGCCGACATTGTTGTAACCAACTACGACAACATCCCCTCCATCAACCCGACCGGCTTCGGCGGCATTATCTTCGACGAGTTGACGCGGCTGAAAAACCCGTCCGGCAAGCGGTTCAAACATCTTCTCAAGATCCTCGACCAGTTTAAGATCCGCTGGGGTTTGACGGGGTCATTTACGTCTAACGGTTTAGAAGACGTGTTCGGCCAATGCAAGGTCGTCGACCAAGCGCTGCTAGGCCGCAGCAAGGGCGCGTTTCTACAACAATACTTCTATTGCGTGAACCGCGACTTTGGCCAGTGGGAGCCGCTGCCGCAAGCGCTGCCGAAGGTCATGGAGGCGATCAGGCCGGCGACCTATGTGCTAGAGCCTGGCGAATATAAAGACAAGTTACCGCCGCTCCATGTCGTGCAAATGCGCTGCGATCTCGACGACCGCGCGCCGTATGAAAACATGAAGAGGGAATATGTGCATGAAGAGATCACGGCTCCAACAGCGGCTGCTGTCACAAACAAACTTCAGCAGCTTACGTCCGGCTTCGCGTATGATAATGTCGGCGCTGCTCAGTGGTATGGGCGTCAAAAGTTCACGACGCTGGCTGAAATAATAGACGAAAATCAACGCGACAACACCATCATCGTCTACAATTACAAAGAAGAACTAGCCGAACTGAAAAGACTATTTAACGTCGCCACGATTGACGAGCCTGACGCCATCGAGCGCTGGAACGCCGGCAAGATAGAGTTGCTGGCGATCCATCCCAAGAGCGCCGGCCACGGGTTGAACCTGCAATTCGGCGGCAACAAGATCATCTTCCTGTCGCTGCCGTGGTCGCTTGAACTGTTCGAGCAAACGGTCGGTCGTCTGCACCGCAGCGGACAGACGCGCGATGTGTGGTGCTACGTCATCATGTGCAACAATACTATTGACCAAAGAATATTTGACGCGCTACACGATAAACGAACATTGGCTGAGATAGCCTTGGAAGAATTGAAATGACCGAACCAGTCACATGGAAAACCCTTAACGATCAGCTTGCTGATCTTACCGAACAGGAGGTCTTAGACCTACTGGAGATGGAACAACGTCACGCCCGGCGCTCGACCATCTTAGTGCGTCTGCACCAGCGTTACACGGTGCTGCGCATGTTACGCGAACGGGCGGCTCTTATGGAGATGATAAATGAATCCTCAAGAACTACTGGCGCAAGCCGCTGATATTATCGACCAACGCGGCGAAGGCTACGGTGGCATAGAGAATAATTTTCAGCTTGCCGCCGATCTGGCGACGCTGCGGATTGGCCGTGAATTTCATCCGTATGAAATCGCGATAATAATGGCTTGTGTAAAAAATGCGCGGGCATTTAATACGCCGAATCACTTAGACAGCCATATTGACGCGGTTAACTATGAATTATTTGCCGCAACTTTTGCCGCTGATTATGCAACTTCGCATGGCAGTCGGTCAGAAGCCGCGTATAAACGCCGCGATAACATGAAAGTCGCGCGTATCTCTAAGAATCTAAAGGCGGCAAGTTCGCCGGAGCTGGCCGTAATCTTGGACGAGCCTAGCAATAGCGCTGTCATTGGGGAGAGCGCGTAACTCTTTGGCCGCTTTGGCTTGATCTTCTTTTGAATAGTCGACCAGCGGGGGGCACCTGCTGGTCGACGCACAACCACTAAAACTTGCCAGCATCAAGATCATCGGCAGTTTCATCAACAGTCTTTGGCGCTGCGACCTGACCCCTTCAATCATTCGGCTTGCTGCCGCCGGTCACGTTCCAGTCCTTAGCCGCGACGAGGCCCAGCGCGACGAGCGCGTTCTGGAGATCCGTCCAGTTCACGTCTTTGGTCTGCCAGGCATGAAACAAGACGCTGACGAGCGAGATGATGCCGGGGATCGTGGTCATCCAGTTAACGAACATTTTAGCCTCTTTTAGTTACACGGCCGCGATGTGCTATCGCGCGCGATACATTCGTAATACTTAAGGTCAGCGCAGCCGCTCAGCGCGAGCATAAGTCCCGCACAACAGCATAAACGTCGTTTATCCGATTTGACCAGCCACGCCCAAATGTGCCCCATGTCGGCAATCCTTTTAAGAAGCCCAGCCGCATGTCCGTCAGCTTGACGCCAAGATAGGCTTTAGCGGCGGCGATAGTCTTCGGCCCGATCACGCCGTCCTGCGTGACGCCGACCAGCGACTGAAGATATTTAGAAGCGCGGCTAACGCCGCTGTTGACGGCAAAGTCGAACACGGCAAAGTCAAGCCCGTCTGGCAGATCGTCGCCGCGGATCTTGTCCCAGTATTCCTGACGGTAAATTGCCGCGACTTCTGAATCGGCGATCTGATACACGTCTTTCTGCGACAGACCGTGCTTAGCGCGCCACGCATTGTAGGTATTTTGCGTGACGCCGTAGGCAGTCCGGCCGCCAGGATCACGCGGATCGTCGACCTTGCCGCCTTCGTAGCGTAGCGTCGCCTTTAGCGCGGCGTCGTAATTCTCTTTCATCGTTGGCTCACCAAGTCACGGATGCGGTCTAGGCGTTCGAACACCTGATTCAACACCTGATTAAAGTCCTCGCGGGTCACATAGCGCCCGGCGACTAGAACTTCAATCTGGCCGACCTTCTCCGCCAGTTCCTTGTCGGCTTGCTGAAGATCCTTTACGGCCGCCCAGACAGTGTTGAGCGTCCAGCCGCCCAGCACGCCAATCACGCCAATGGCGACGTCAAAGAGAACTTGATATTCGACCATAATTATCGCCTCGTGAACC